TACTTTTTAAGAATTTTATTGCATCAGCACCCTCAACCTGAACAGCGTTTGTATTAACCTTAAATTTATCATGAAGAAGTATCTCAAGTTGTTGATAATCCATGTTTTGCATCGATGATCTACTATCGTTTTGATGAAGTGCTAAAAACTCTTCCATTGCTTCTTCTTTAGAGTATCCATCATATCCAAATCCTGGTGGTGTAAATCTTGCTGTTGCACCAGATTTTCGATATATGTTACTTTTTTTCTTTTTGGGTTTATTTACAACTATGACATTATCAAACTCACCAGGTCCAAATTCTGTTTTTCCGTTTGTTGTTCCTTCTGTAACTGTGATTGGTTTATTGTCTAATTTAATTTCAGATTCATTAGAGTTATTATTAGTATTAAGATCTATCGGTTTGATATCAGTATCTATTTCTTCACTATCACTAAACTCATTAGTCCCAAAGAATTCAGCAGGACTCTGACTATTTCTATCAATTTGATTTTTTAATATTTGCTGATCTTTATTATTCTCATTTTTATTGATCTCATATACTTTATTAACTTCAATTTCATACTGTTTATCATCCATTTCACCACTATCTCTTTTTTGTTGCAATTCTATTACCTTGTTTTGTCTCACATTAGACACTTCAGTAAATTCTTGATCATTTTTAGGCAATCCTTCAACTGACGCTCTACCTTCTTTTTCAGCCTTCTCTATATCCTTTTTAAGTCTTTCTTGATCTGCATTCCAATCTTTAGATAAAGTTTCAACTGATTTATTCAATTCATCCATCTGTTTTTCAACTTCATCTTTCTTTTCTTCAAATCCAAACTGTTTTTTGATACCAGATATCCAATCTTTAACTGTCTTTATAATGACACTACTAACTGCTTTTACTTTATCAATAATATTATCTACCCATTCTTTAACATTTTTTAACCATCCAACAATTTTTTGTATCTCTTCAATAATTTTTGGTATATTAACAACAAGAAATCCAACTAATAATGCTCCAGCAGCACCAAGTATTCTCTCCATGAAAGATTTACCTGCAGCAGCAACAGCTCCTACCCCCTTTCCTATTAAATTTTTAGGTTTCTTTGCTTCAATTAATTTTTCCGATTCTGCTTTCTTTTTCTTTGTAAACAATCTTCGGAGAAATCCCTCTTTCTTTTTAGTTGCCTTTTTATCTCGTTTAATTTCTTTACCTAAAGCTTTACGGATACCCTGAGTAGTTTCTCTGATAGCAAGAATACCAAACCCAATCTCCGTAATATCTCCTTTAGTGGGCATTAAGGTTGCCATTAATCAAACACCCCATAATTAGATCCAGCTAAATCTCTATAAAAATTATCAGTGTCAGTAATAGCAAAAGAGGGTACCTCTGTACTGGCAGAATAAGAAGAATTAACTAGACTAGTATTGGATTCCTCCTCACTATTGATATCAAATGGAACTACACTTATCTTATCACTGAAATTATCATAATTAGAGAGAGTATTTGCAGTTGTTAATTTTTCATTTGAAAAAGCTGCAGCAGTAGAACTAAGATCTAGATTTTTAGATAGATTGTTAGAGGAAGTAGAATTAAAGTTTTTACCTTCTGGCATCCTTCCTATATCCTCCTTAAGATCTTCATTTAAGGCTCCTAAGTTAGAAAATGTTGAAATAGCTTTCTGCCTTAATCCTGATATATTACCTTCCTTAACTTGAACTGCATCTAGAATCGGACCTGGTTTTACTACTTTACCCCACCAATCAGTGTTATAAAGTAAAGTAGAAGCATTATGTCTTCTTAGGAACATATCCATATAATTTTTACCGTCATTTGACATGCCTTTTCGTGCAGCCTTAACCTCATCCATAAATTGAATCATCTTACTCTTATGACCTTCTTGCGTACTCATTAAACCTGCAATTTTCTCTTGTATTGACTGTGGCAACTCATCCATAGTTCTTTTACCATCCATCAAGGCAGTGATCTCTTTTGCTAACGAATAAAACTTAGACCATTCACCTCTAAAATTAGTAATAAGATCTGGTATCGTGTTAAATAATTTCGTATCTTTGTCACTCATGTTTGCAGCATCCCATTGATCCCAATTACCAGTATTAGACATTCTGAGTCTATTATTATAAGCCATTAATAACTTTGCTGCGTCATTGCTCATGCTCATAATTGCAAGTTGAGCATCATTTTTCATCTCACCATTATCATTCAGTAACTCTGGATTTGCTTCAAGTAAAGCACCAATTCGTTCTCGTTCATTTATTCGATATTGTTTCATACCAACTTTAGAAATTTCTTCTATTGCTTCTTGGTTGATAGGAGCATAAGATCCAACACCTTCCAAATCAGGACCATATTCACCTTTTAACATTTTATAAAGTTCAGTTCCTGTATACGCTATACCAACAGCAGCAATAATTCCCAACCAAACATAAGGATTACCCAATGCTGCTAAAATACCACTAAACGATCCACCTGCTCCAAGACTACCTATCAAACCACCTATTGCAGAAGTAAGAAGTGGTAATCCTACATTTACAGCAAGAAATATTCCTCCAGCAGCGGCCAATACTATTCCAACATCTCTTGCTAATTTTTTAAGGATACTTTTATCTCCGTCCATCCAAGCTTCTATACCTTGTAGACCTTTCATAGCAATCGTACCTATCCCCAATACACCCATTACTTTCAATAACCGTTCAAAAACACCCATTGTAACTTTCTTGATCTTCTCTATTGGTTTAAGTATTGTATTGCTTAAAACCCCCTCAAGGACTTTTTCCATCCCAGATTTTTTCTTTGCATCTTCTTCTTGTTGTTGTTTTTTTATCTCTTCATCATCTTCTGCTTTCTCATTCTTTGCTTGTGCTTGTAATAAATCAGCAATTGCTCCTAGATTTTTATGAATAGCAAAAATATTTTTATTAAGTCCTACAAAACCTTTTGATTTTTCATCCGAAGAATTTCCAGCAAAATCCCTATCAGTAGATGCTCGTTGTCGATCTGTTCTACTCGATTTTGGAAATACTTTCTTGGGATCTACCGCCATTAGCCACTAGCTTGTTGGTTTTTTAGATTCTCTTCTTCAATATATTGTTCCAAGAGACTGATGTATATATCTCGTTCCCAAGGAATCATGTTTTCGATATCACTCAAACTATATTTATGATGCTGCATCAGGGCGAAATTAATTTTATAATACGCCACGATATCTTGGTGCAACATCGCTAACTGAAAAAAGCTGCTAAACCCTCCAACTTCACTTCACTTTCTACTTTTGTATTAGGATTAGTAATCATAACAGAATGCTGTAGTTTAGGCATAGTATTGAAAAACTTCTCCACCTGCTTAAATGAATTTGATGGTAATGTCTCTACAAACGCAAGCCATTCTTTTTTAGAATGATCCTTTGCAGACCATGTTTCTTCATCTGTAAAGATCATATCTATACAAGAAGCAATAACCTCAAATGATGCAGTTACTTGGTCACTTTCTCCGAAGTTTTGATTAACAAATTCAGAGAGAGACGGATATCTCATCCTAAGAGTCAAATTATCATCTAATTTAATATCTTTATTATGTTCTGGGTTTTCTATAATTCCAATCTCATCAATACTTACAGATACAGGAACTTTAGTCTCACCATCATCAGGGCAAGTTGCCATGACCTCAATAGTTTCACCAACAGACTTACCACGAACATGAAGGAATAGATATTCAATGTCGAATGTGGATAACTTATCTACTCTAATTCCACGAGTATTGATACATGCAGTTAGAACATCTTTAATTGCTCTACCAACTTGATCCATATTATCACTTTCCATTGCCATAACAAGAACTTTTTCTTCTTTGACTAGGAAAGGTCTATATGTAATTTTTTTACCTGACGAAGGAATAACCAGCGTATAGGTCGGGGTAACAATTTTAGGTAATGGCATCAGTATTTCCTCTAAGTACTCCACAGAAGTAAGCAACTGCAGATTTGAACGCATTGCCATCCAGTTCATCAAACATGTACATATTCAAACGAAATGCGTAGTTTGCTTCAGTAACGATAGCAGACACCTGTGATTCTGTCACAGGCAACTTATTTAGTGTGGCACGATATGCGTCTTTAAATTCTTTTTTATTGTCTATATCAGGGAACTTATAAAAGTCTAGACCACCATCAGTTAACTTTAGAGCTTTCTCTGCAATATTCTTAAGAATCTGTCCACCAGATAGATCTCCAAGATATCTTGTATAATGATGTCCTATAAGAAGTTCTGGTTCGTCATGAGAAACCTCACGAATACGGTTAATGTATTGTTCGCATGCCTTTGAAGGATAAATGTTATCTCTCCAGTCAGCACCAAAAAAGTACTCACAATCCTTTGCTAATGCATCATGACGATAAAGTTCTTTAATATCTAATGATCCAATAACAGGATCTTCTTTTAATCTTCTAACTTCTGATTCTATAGTATGATATATGAAATAATAATTGGCAACAAGTTGTCCATATTTTTCCTTATTTACTACACCACGAAGGAAGGAAGAAACAAACTTAGTATTCTCTGCAGCAGAGTGAGATTGTTTAGTTCCTACTTTTAAATCTTTGGCAAGTCCCATATAATGATAAGCACTACCATATATTATAACACATTTATTATGCTATGTAAGGACCGTCTGGAAACCCTGAAGTAGCATCGTTATTTTGATCCCTCTTTTTATCAACTTCCACATTCTTTATTTTTGTAGTCTTATCCATACCTACAGCATTACCAGCATGATCTAAGAAATCTTTAGGATAAGGATTGGTTGCCATACCACTATTTTGATTGCTTCTTGTATCCTGTCTTCTAAGATTACCAAAGAAGTATCTATCATAAGCAAATGATACTGATATTTCTAAAATTTGAGTTTGATCATAACTAACTGAAACAGGAGTAATGTTGACAGGAAATGCACTGAGGAATGTATATTCTACACTAGCACCATGATTCTTATCAAATTTTTGAAGACGCATTGTATCACATTTATATTCTGCAGGAAACTTCATTCTATGATAAAAAGCTTTTCTACTTCTATTACTATCTGATCCACTTGAAATAAATTCTTGCCATAGTTCAAAGAACTTAATTACTCTATAATCATCATCAACTATGAAAGTAAATGCTGAGTCTGTATATATTCTTGTATGAGCATACTTTTGATTAATACCCATATAGTTACCATTGATCTGAGCTGTAGCATATGCAGTTCCTGGTAACTGTGCATTCTTACACAATAAACCTAAATCTCTGAAAACAAATGAATTATCGATTAGATCATTACTATTCATCTTGATATAGTTCAACAATTGCCAAGGCAATGCTGGAAATGATAACTCGTAATGACTTGTTGTTGCTACTTTTGTAAACAACGGTAAGATGTCGGAAGTTCTTCTTAATCTTGGCGATCCATCTCTTGACACAATAAATACCTAAAGCGGTTATAGTACGATGGCTTATTCAGGTAAGTTCAGACCTATTAATATTGAAAAGTATAGAGGGAACCATCTAAACATTATTTATCGTAGTTTGTGGGAACGCAAATTTATGAAGTATTGTGATAAGAACCCGAACATACTAGAATGGGGTAGTGAAGAGGTAATTATCCCATATCGTAGTCCTTTGGATAATCGTATTCATAGGTATTTTCCAGACTTTTATATTAAAGTTCGTGAGAACACTGGTCAGATTAAAAAGTATATTATAGAGGTTAAACCAAAGAAGCAATGTATAGAACCACAAATTAAAAAGAGAAAAACTAAGGCATATGTCCGTGAAGTATATGAATATGCTAAGAATCAAGCAAAGTGGAAAGCAGCAAAAGAATATTGTCTTGATAGGAGTTTAACTTTTAAAATTTTGACAGAGGATCATTTAGGGGTATGAGCAGATTACAACCTATAATTGATGAGATGAATGGTTTAGAAGAACCAGATGATCTCATGTTAAAAATTACAGAAGCGTTAACAGATATAGAAATTGTTCCTGAACCAGGAAATTTTTATACTTTTATATACAGAGCAAAGACACCCAACATTAGGTATGATGAATTTCCTCTAATAGCGTGTACTGAAGTGCAAAGATGGGGATTCAAGGGATTTAATTATCACTGGAGTACAATGAGAAATTATACTTGGGAAGAGGTTTTGGGACAAATGCATCTCGTGCTATCTAGTGAAATTTCCGATGCCAGATCTATACCTTATGCTAAATTTAGAATGTCACTATAAATAAAAAAAATTAAATATATTGACCTTATGCTTTCCACTCAATACCGTTTGAGGTTAGCAGCAATCTGTAAGGATATCGCTGCAGGAACCGATGTTAGTCTAGACGACATGATCTGGGCAGAAAAACTATCAAAAGCAAATACGAGTGCAAGAGGGATGCTGCAAACAGCAAGGAAAATGGCGACGAATCCAGACGAGTCTTTTCTGAATAACTTGAATATAGGAGACCCCGATTCAAGTAACCACCGCAGGGGTTTCGGAAGTCCAGAAGAAGTGGTGGACTGGTTTCATCAAGAAAGGTCAGATGACTGGAGGCAAAGAGATTGAGTGTACCTCTATAAATAAGTAAAAATAGTATATGTCATGCCTTTAGGCTTCATAAAAAAAGCAGCAAAGTTTGGAGCTGGAGCACTTGTTAAGGGTTTATCATCTCGAACAGGGAGTTCTAGTCAAGCAAATAACTCCATACTTAGGTATCCGTATGATATTATGGATGCTGATACTGACTATTTTTTAATAGAAGCACTCGCATATAAAGCAGGTGGAACTCCTAGTTTTGCTGGTGGAGCAGGAACATTTAATAAACTTAAAGCAGCACAATCAGAAAGAAATTTTATTCTTCCAGTGCCTAATGGAATAGGTTCAAAGAATAATGTAAGTTGGCAAGGTGGAAATATGAATGCATTGACAGGAGTTGCTGCTGGTGGTGTTGATAAGTTTCTTACTAAAGCAACTCAAGATCCAAATAAAAATTTATTTCAAAGTTTTTCTGCTGGTGCTGGTGCTCTGGCTAATTCTATAGAAGGTGATTTTAGAGCAGCAAGTTCCGATACATCTCGCATAAAAAACTTTGTAAAAGCGAAGTCAGCAGCTGCAGTAGTAAATGCAGCAGCAGGTAGTAATATCAATGCCGATCAAATAATGGCAAGGAATTCTGGGCAGATCATAAATCAAAACTTAGAACTGCTCTTTAATAGTGTATCATTAAGACCTTTTGGATTTAGATGGGATATAGCTCCTAGAGATACTAAAGAATCTAAAGTAGTCAAAGAAATGTTTATGCAATTAAAAATGCGTTCTGCACCCAAAAGAGTTAAAGGTGACATGGCATTTTTGGAAAGTCCAGATGTGTTTAGAATTTCTTATAGAAAAGGTGGTAGTGCTCATCCTTTCTTAAATAAATTTAAAATATGTGCTTTAACTTCTGTAGGAGTTAATTATACTGGATCTGGTCAGTACTCGACATATGAAGATGGCACACCTGTTCATATGAATTTGGATTTAGCATTTACTGAGTTAGAACCAATATACAGAGAAGATTATGAAGAGTCTTACATCGATTTCTAATGTCAATAGCTTACTTTAACCTATTACCAAACTTCAAATACCTCAGTCCACTCAAAGAAGGTGGAAAGAGGGATCAATATATTGAAGTTAAAAATATATTTAAGAGAATAAGACTGAAAAGTGATGTATTTCAGTTTGCTTTGAATTTTAATGACTATATGATAGAAGACGGAGAAAGACCAGATAGCATAGCAGAAGGATTATATGCAAGTGCAAAGTATGACTGGGTAGTTCTATTATCTGCTAATATTGTCAATGTAGAAAATGAATGGCCAATATCAGAGGGTCTTTTATGGGATATTGCTAATGAAAAGTACGGAGAAAACCTAAATGCAGTTCATCACTATGAAACTAAAGAAGTTAAAGACAGTGAAGATAGATTAATATTACCTGGTAAATTAGTAGTAGATTCAGATTTTACTATTCAAGATCCAGACAATTATAATTTAACACTTAACCCAACTGTTGCTGTAAGTAACTGGTTAGTAGAGACAAGAAAAAACGATGAAAAAAGAGCGATCAAGGTAATCAAAAGAGAATACCTATCAACACTCGTTAATGATACTAAGAATTTAATGCAATATCAGAGTTCTTCACAATATACAAGAAGTACTGGTAAAGTTGCTTCTAACAATCTTGCTTAAATTAAAGCATCTAAGTCAGAAACTGTAGTTGCTGATGTAATACTTGAATATGGAACTGCAGGGTTGGATTTAAGAGATGCAGATTCTCCCTTCATGTCTGCTATTGTCTGTATATCTGAATTTTCTTTTGCTATAGAAATATATTTTGCTTCTAATTCTTCTTGGCATAAAGTCTTAGCAGATGTCATATCCACTTCGACTGCCTTTGAACTGTGGTTATATTTCCATGCATTTCTCCAATACTTTGAAGGTAAGGAACTATTATCCACCAATGAATATTCACTCGCACTAATATCTTTTGCGATAATGTCTTCGTCAGACAAAACACATTGTTCCGATGGAATAACTACACGACAGAAACCATCAGATCCATTGTAGACAATGACCTTATCTCTTGCCATGATTAGTCAGTTAGAGTAGATGGTACTATACTTGTTGCGTCTGGAAATAGTTGAAGTACTCTGGCTCTTGCCTTTGTATCATCTTCCGCATACATTTCTACTTTTTTGGTGTCAGAACCCAAATTAAAGGTTACTGCATACCTATTTGCTGAATAAGACATTAAATTAATCGTTAAAACAAAAAAGGAGAGGATCTACCTCTCCTTTATTTATATGTTACTCTTCAGCTAAACGCTGGAAGTATGAAAGTGCTTCATCGCCTTCATCAGAAGAACCAATGTTAGTGGCTACCTCTTCTTCGGGTCTTGGTGGCAATTCCTCAGATGCAACTTCTTCGTCAAATGCTTGACTTACAGTTGATTTCTTATTACCAAGGACATAATCAAACCTCTTTTTCAGTTCATCATAAGTTTTGAACTGAGAGGCATCGGTAATCTCAGCGAGTGAGTATTCCGTCTTCCAAAGATCTTCCAATGCTTTATCATCATCGAGAAGAGCAGAAGGAGCAGCGAATTCAGAACTATCATAGTTCCAGTATCCTGCGACTTTCTTAATCTTAACTTTGAAGTTAGCACCTTGCCAGAAGTCAAAAGGATTGATTGGTGACTCATCCTCAAACTCAGGTTGCATTGCACCCATGATCTTGTCAAAGATTTTCTTACCAAACTTATAAAGGAAAACTTTTCCTTCATTATCTGGGTTGGAAGGATCCTTCACAACATAGATGTTAGTAAAATATGATAACTTACGCTTTTGGGTACGAGCAATTTGCTTGTTAGCGTCAGTGCCAGAATTCCACAATTCAGTGTTATATTCTGAAACAGGATCTTTACCACCAACAGTGGTTAAAGAATTTTCAATGTACCATCCACCTGGACCTTGAAATGCATGTGAATACAGTTTTGCCCAAGGAAGATCTTCCTTATCTGGTGCAGGAAGAAAACGAATAACTGCGTAACCGTTACCTGCTTTGTCAACCTCTGGTTTCCAAAGACGCTCATCGGCACCGTTACCTGTTTTATTGGTCTTCTCGACTTCTTTAACAAGTTTTGCTGTTAGAGAACCGAGGGATGATTGCTTTTTAAGTGATGCAAAAGACATAGATTTGGCTTTTTGTTAGATTTGGCTTGTGTACTGGTCTATTATAGGGCGACAGTGCTCCCATGTCAACCAAAATTCTTGCGAAGGTTTGAAAGAGTCTCTTGCATGTTTTTAAACAAGAGATCTGGATTAACATCTTTAGGAAAACCTACTAATTGTGCAGACTGATGAATTTGTTCCATCATATCTTTAGCACGAGGATCATCCGATAGTTTTAATCTCAT